ATGATGACTAAACTACAAGAAACGCCTGTCAATGTTAGTTTCGTGCTGGATGATAAATCACCACGTCCGAGAATAAGAATAGAAGTCGGTACGTGGTGCGACTTTGAAGTGATGCCTCCGACAATATTCTTTCAAGTGTGCGCTGAATATTGGAAGAACAAAACTGCTACTTGAAATTGTGTCGGGAAAGTTGTATCATGAATATGAGAGGTGATAGATGACAGTCGAATTGTATCTTAGTGATTGCTTGGAGATTATGAAGTCGATGCCAGACAAAAGCATGGATTTAACTGTAACCTCACCACCTTATGACAATTTGCGGACATATAACGGGTATGTATTTGACTTTGAGAATATCGCAAAAGAATTATTTAGAATAACTAAGGTTGGAGGCGTTGTTGTTTGGGTTGTTGGAGATGGAACAATAAATAGATCAAGAACAGGTACAAGCATGAGACAAGCATTATTTTTTATGGAAATAGGTTTTAATCTTCATCAAGAATTGTATTATGAAAAATCAGGTCCGCCACCGGATCAAACAAGATACGAAGAAACAATTGAAAAAATGTATATATTTTCAAGTGGAAAGCCTAAAACAATAAACCTAATTAAAGATAAAAAAAATAGGTGGCATGGAGTAAAACAATTCGGCAATAAAAGAACACGTGAAGTAGATGGATCTCTGACAGAAAAGAAGGCATCAGTTATAAGTGAATATGGAAAAAGAACATCTGTTTGGAGATATGCCACAGGATATGGTTACAGCACAAAAGACAAAATAGCATTTCAGCACCCTGCTATTTTTCCAGAAGCATTAGCGAGAGATCACATTTTATCTTGGTCAAATCCTGGTGATATTGTTTTTGATCCAATGATGGGAAGTGGCACAACCGGAAAAATGGCAGTCAAATTAGAAAGAAATTTTATTGGCATTGATATATCAAAAGAATATTTTTTAATCGCTGAAAAACGCATCAAGGATGCACAAGCGCAACCGTTATTATTTGAGGCAAGAGGTGAATGAATGACCGATAATTGTTATCTAGGTACTGATCCAGGCTGGAACCAATGCTGTTGTAAATGTGTACACCATCTGCCAACACACCTTAGTTGTGGCCATGTTGTGTCGAAAGGCGACCATGGTTGTATCTGTGATATCCAAATTGGCTGGGCATGCACCGTAGAAATGGCGATGGTAGAAAAAGGCGAGATACCGAGAATACAAATAAACTGGCCTGAGCATAGTTGCGGTTGTGAGCTGTATGAGAAAAGGAGCGAGGGATGAAATCAGCTGAACAAATGATGGTCGAATGGATGGAGTCCGAAATCGAGCAATACGGCAAGGTGAAGCTGAAGGCGAAGCAATTTTATGAGATTTATGACTGGTATAAATCGGTTGAGCTGTTAGAGCGAAAGGTTGAGGCAATTATGGGCTACAATAAGCGTACGGATTTGAATCATCAAGAAATCAGGGACGGGTTGCGCAAGGCTGGCTACGTTGTTAAAGATTTGTCAAGATGTGGGGAAGGTATACCAGACCTACTTGTGAGGGGTGATTTTCGGATTGTCATGCTCGAGATAAAAAACGGTAGTGCAAAATTGACAGAGGCTGAAAAGGAATTCCACGATGTATTCAGGGGGCTGGGAATTTATATCGTCCGAACACTTGAACAAGCCCTGGATGTCATGAGAAAAGAGCAAGTATGACAAAGCGCAAACATGACGACGCCAATATAATCTGGATTATTATTATTATGCTGTTGACCTGGCTAACGTTCCTGGTGTCGATGTGGTACAGGTTGCGAGTGATTGAATTTGTGTGCAGGAGAGGTGGATAATGGGCGAATTGATGGATAACCCACAAATACAAATTATGGGGATGCTTACCTTATGTGACGAAGGCGAATTGCTATATGATAATTATTGTCACGTGCTGGATGACGAAACAGTAGAGGCGTTCGGGGATGTGTTTGTCGAAGCGTGGCAGAAGTGGGACGACCACCGGAAGGTGTGTGGCGTGTGTGGGTATAGATGACATGGGCAACCGCTTCATTGAGGACAGGTTGGCGAAGGCTAATATATCATTCTCCGAGATGTGGGGCAGTGAACATGAGGGGCGATTCTGGAAGCGTAAACTATCCAAGGCACGGAGACGGGTTGGCAAGCGGTTATGCAAGTACGGCGAAGATGACTTGCGAAAGGTCGAACGGGGACTAGTGGGGATTGAAGGCACGGTAAACTGGAAGAATTGGTAACAACCTTAACAATTTGGGGAAATGACACCAAAAACTTGACATTTGTTCTATAATCTGGTATTGTACTTTTAATGATTATTGGTACAGTCGTATTCACATTTAATCTATACCTCCGGAGGGTAAAATATTATGTCAAGTTTATTCAAATCTCGCAAGTTCTGGATCATGCTGGTTGATGTAGTCATTTCGTCTGCAACCTATTTTATCGCTCAATACGTGTCGCCAGAATTAGGGGAGAATATAATCTGGTTAATTGGCTCCTGGCAGCCAGTAATTTACGCCGTCATAACTGGCATTGCAACAGAAGATGCTGCAAACGTAACCGCTCAATCAGTTGTAGAGGCTGCATTTGTAAACGAACAACCTAAAGACAACTAAAGGGGGCATCATGGATGCTGCAACGATTGCAAGTCTTATCAACTTTGGCAGTGCTGGAGCTGTCATTATTGTCGTTATCATCTTCCTCAATTACATCGGGAAAAGGGATGCTGAGTGGCGCGATTTTTTTACCGTATTAAACAAGAACAACGTGGAAGATTTGGGCAAACTGACCAAAGCCATTGATAGCATGAGTGTGTCTGTTGCATTGTTGGGAAAAAATTTGAAAGAACATGACGACCATGTCGAAACCAGAATAAAAGAGGTCACAACCGCTGTAAGAAAAAGGGCGACAAAACAAAAGGCAGGCGACAATGGGTGATATTCCACTACAACCACGATTAGCGATAAAGCAGGGGAGAGGAGTGTAAGTATGCCAAGTACAGCACAAAAAATGATGTTACTTTTAGGCGGTAACGCGATAAACGAAGTCCAAACAACCTACAATGGCGAACCAGTCTACGGCGTATCATGGAGTAAAGCAGACGTAGCACTTACCAGAATCAATGCAAGTGTTGGTATGGTTGCCGCTGCTGGTGTTGATGCTGGTGCGGTTACGAATAACTTTGATACCGCTTCGATATATGGGGACTTTGACACTTACACGGACGCTGATAGCAACGAGTTTATAAAGATACCGAAATTCTACATCCGTAAGACTGACACAGCCAGCAAGAAAACATGGCAGATATGCAAAGCGAGAATGCCAAATAGTTATCTTCCCTGGTGTTTCTACAATTTTTCAACAGGTGCAGAGCTTGATTTTGTGTATGTTGGAAAGTATCCTGCAGGCACAACCCTGACGGGTGGTACGAAGTTAAACAGCTTGCCGAACGAATATCCGCTTGTGAGTAAGAATATTGTTGAATTTAGAACCTACGCAGAAGCCAACGGTACTGGGTATCAGCAAATGGACATCCATGTTTATGACATGCTGCAAGTGTTGTTCACGGTGGAATTTGCAACACTGAATTCACAGGCGATTATGGCCGGGTGGACGAGTGGAACTTATGCAGCGACAGAAGTATTGACAGCGGATACGGCAGCAGCTAATACGATTGTCGTATCAAACACAAGCGGGGCGAAGTTTGCGGTTGGCCAGCCTGTTGGGCTTGGTGCGTCGCAGGGTGGTAATCAGGTGTTTTATGGACGTAACATTACGCAGATTGACGTTGATACACCTGGAGCTGGCAGCACGACCATCACAGTTGATGGGGCTGCGTTTAATGCGGCAACCGGAAACTATCTTTATAACGTAGGCTGGAGATCTGGATTTTCAAGTGGGATTTCTGCGAGCAGTGGATCACTGGCGAATAACACAAATGGAAAAAACCCGTTTCATTATCGAGGAATCGAAAATCTGTATGGGAATGTCTGGCAGTTTGTGGATGGATACAATATCAACGATTTCCAAGGATGGTTTTGCAAAAATGCAGATGATTATGCAAGCAATGTTTTTGCAGCTCCATACGAGAAGATTGGATATGTTAATGAGGACGCGAACGGATATGTAAAATACATGGGATTCGATCCAGCCAATCCGATGGTGGAAATGCCTGTGGATGTGAGCTCAAATCTTTATAAAGATTATTATTACCAATCCTCAGGGCAAAGAATTGCCATCGTCGGCGGGTACTGGTATTACGGTGGGTATGCTGGTCTCTGGTCTTGGGCGCTGAGTGCTTCCTCCGCGAGCAAGAGCGTGGATATCGGTGGTCGCTTGGTAAAGAAGGGGTAATCTTATGCTTACTAAAATATGCCCTATAGATAGACAGAGGGAGGTAGTATGAAATATGCACCAATTCCAGCCTTCGGGCAATTAGTAGAATACATCACTCAGGCAGAGCCAGCACTTGTAAACGGTGAAATGGTGGCAGATGTAATTATCAATCAGGTAGATTTATCAGAACAGCCAATCATTGAAGCTGCCGAAACAATCAAGGCTGATTATGAAAAGGTATCAGCCTTGCGTACCATTCCAAAACTTACAGCGGACAAGGTAGAAAAGATAAAACTCAAGATTGAGGAAGCGTTTTGTTTTGATGTCGCTACCTTCGTAGCATTGACAGATGATCCGCTTGCACTTGTTAGCTCTCTTGTAGAAGTGAAAAGCAAATCTGATTGGAGAGTTGGCGTTTTATATCCAGTTGATATGGTTGTTCTGTACATGAAAAACTTATTCAAATGTTTGGTACAGCACACATCAACACTATTGACCGCACCCGACAAGGATAAAGCAAAATGGGCGAAATATTACGATGCAATGTTGTCTGTAGCAGAATGGGCGGTTGATGTTGCATACTCTGTTGATGATATGGCAGTGTACAAATCTAAAGTGTACAGATGTTTGATCGCTCATGTTTCGACAGTAGCACTCGATCCCGAAAAGGCTAAGACGTACTGGGTTGAAGTGAAATGACCAACCACCTAACCGACTACCACCCACTGACACAACCCCCCCACAACGATTATCAAGATTAGCATGAGGCGTGATGGATAGTATCAAGTTTGAGGCAGAGGTGAGACAGGTAAAATCTATGGCAGATAGAAGCTATAACCTAATCTTGAATATACCGGAGTATGAATTAGAACAGGCGCGAGAATTGATGGGAATGTTATTGGATCATGTGGCAGTGGCAATAATCAAAGTAAGTGAATCAGACTAGCATAGGAAAGTTTCATACCAAATATGGACAAATTACGGACTGAATTAGACCAATTAGAAGATCAACGCCTAGACTATGTTATGGCGCGCTCAAGGGTTAATTCAGACGCTCAAGCAATCAGAGAAAGTGGAGTACCAAAGGCAACGTTCTATTGTTGGGCTAAAGATGAACGCGACAAACTGAACGAGCTTGCCCAGAAGATACGGCGTAATGTTGCACTTCGGATGATTGCAAAACTTGAGGGTGCAGGGGAAGAAGCGGTCGATGCTTTATTGAAGACCATGAAAAGTAGGAACGAGAACATCAAGCAACGGGCGGCGGTTGAAGTTCTTGACCGTGTGTTAGGAAAGCCGACACAACCAGTCAAAGGTGATTTAACCAGTGGAGGCGAAAAGTTATCAATCAATCTTATTGTCAATCAGAAAAATGAATAACTTGGATATACCGATTGAAGTAAACGAAATCTATATACCGCACCTTAACAATTTAGCACGTACACAAATATTTTATGGTGGTTCTGGATCCGGAAAGTCTGTGTTCCTGTCACAACGGGCAATCATCGACATTATGAACGGTGGTAGAAATTATCTTGTGTGTAGACAAGTGGCTAACACTGTTAGAAAATCCGTATTCAACGAAATTAATAAAGTCATATCGGATTGGAACATCAAAGGGTTGTTTCAAATCAATAAGACAGACGGTGTGATTACATGCAGGGCAAACGGACATCAAATTATATTTATAGGGCTTGATGATACCGAAAAGGTGAAATCGATTACACCAGCAAAGGGAGTGATAACCGACATCTGGATTGAAGAAGCAACAGAGATTGAAGAAAAATCGCTCAAGGAACTATACAAGCGACAAC